TGAATACTTTGACCGAAAAGAACATAATACAAAAGAGGTACTAAATGATTATGAAGAAATCCACATTGGCCAAGATTTTAATATTGGCGGTTGTTGTTCAGTCGTATTTAGTTTACGAGCTGATAAAACTCATATAGTAGATGAATTTAGTTCACACGATACGCAAGACATAGTATTTAATATTAATAAGAGATACCCTAATAGACATATTGTTATCTACCCTGATGCTTCAGGTTATGCAGGCAAGACTAATGCTAGCTTATCAGATATAGACATACTTAGAAATGCTGGGTTCAAGATTAATGCACCTAGAAAGAATGGTAGAGTTAAAGACAGAGTCAATACGGTTAATAACTTACTTAGCAAGAATAAACTGCTTATAAACACTACTAAATGCCCTGAAACTACTAAAGCATTAGAACAACAAGCATATGACAAGAATGGCGAGCCTGAGAAGTTTAATGGAGCTTCAACAGTGGATGATTGGAATGATGCCCTTGGGTATTTCTTAGTAAGACAATTCCATAAACCTAAGAATGTTGATTTACGAATGAGAATTGGCTAAAATATAAGAGATATTAAAACAAAGGATAAATATGAGCTTATTAGCTAAAGACCATAACGGCAAAGAAATACAAGGGTTTGCCCCTACTAGGATTGTAACGGCTTCAAGTATTGATGTATCAGATGCAGTTGCTATTAGAGTTTTTGAACCTACTCAATACCAGATTAATGGTGCTGGTACTATTGGTACTATGACAGGGGTTACAGTTGTAAATGTTGGGGTTTCAAGCTTTAATTTTACAGAGTCTGTAACTTTCGAAGTAATGGATTAGAAATGTTTGATTTATCTTGTAGCTTTGGGGTTACAAAAGTATTTCAAACTTGGTGGGCTTTATTTTTTGAGCCTAATTATATAGACAGCGATTACATTCTAGGAGAATAATATGGCATCAGTAACAACAAGAAGTGGCAAGGGGTCAGCTCTAACTCACTCAGAGATGGATAGCAACCTTAACAATTTAAACACAGACAAATTAGAGTCTACAGACTTTAAGACTATTAATGGCGAGAGTATTGTTGGTAGTGGGGACATTGTACTAATACAAGACATAGAGCCGTATGGGGTTACTTGGAATCAAGATAACGATACATATGCAAGAGTTGGTGGAAGTGACTTTACTCACATCCAAAGAAAGATGAGAAGAGTAACGCTACTGGCAAATGGTACAGTAAACTACTACTTAGGTGCTAATGACAGTACTAAGAAAGCAAATGGTACAGACGCAGTACTTACGGGTGCAGATGGTAATGTAATGGTAGAGATACCAAAGTTCTACCATAAGTATACGTACAGTAATGGGACACATAATCATATGATTAACTTAGAGCCATTTGAAGGTGCTAGTGTACATCCAGCGTTCGTTAAGAATGGTGTAGAAGTAAGTAATAGATACATTGGTGCTTATGGTGCATCTGTAAGTGGAAGTACACTTATTTCAGCAAGTGGGATATATCCTGCTGGTTCAATGACTAGAGGTTCGTTTAGAACTAAAGCTGCTGCAATTGGTTCAGGTTGGGCATTGCAAGATTGGAATTTAATTAGTGCAGTTCAATTGCTAATGCTAGTTGAATTTGGAACTTTTAATAGTCAAGCTGCAATCGGTCAAGGAAGAACTCAATTATCAGGTGGAGCTTGGTCAAATGGTTCGTATATTGGAATTAATGGTAGAAGTGATACTTCTGGTAATGCTACTGGAAATCATGAATATTCAGGTGATGCAGATGATGCAGCTGCTGATTTAGCTTTCATGTCTTATAGAGGAATTGAAGACTTCTTTGGAAATATTTGGAACTGGGTAGATGGTATTAATATTCAAGATAATGTGCCATTTATTAATAATAATCCATCAACTTTTGCAGATGATGTATTTAGTGGGGACTATGTGAATGCTGGAATTACTATGGCAAATGCTAATGGTTGGCAAAATACTTTAGAGCAAGTTGGGACTGGATTCTTCCCTGCTTCGGTTGGTGCGGGTTCAAGTACTAAAATTACAGATTACTATTATCAAGCTGCAGGAAATAGGGTCGTGGCGCTCGGTGGTCATGCGTATAATGGTTCGCCTGCTGGTGCTTTCTATCTGACTGCGTCTAATTCTTCGGGTCATTCGTCTACGAATTTCGGCTCGGTCTTGTCATTTTAGTATGGCAAGGTTAGTTTAATATGACAAAGGGCAGTTTATTAGTCGTGAAACTCAGTAGTAATGCGAATAATGGTTCGAATACTGGTACTTTCTATCTGAATACGAATAATTCTTCAGGTAATTCGAATACGAATATCGACTCAGAATCTTGTATAAAAATAAAGAATATAAACTGTCCTTACCAACATGGTAAAATACACTACTATACTCCATTACATATTGGTACTTTAGGGGAAGATTTGGGAGCGACAAGACTGTGAAAAGATATGGCAATCTATTTCATAATATATATAATTTAGAAAATATTAAACTAGCCCACCAAAATGCAAGAAAAGGCAAAACATTTTACAAAGAAGTTAAAATGGTTGATGCAGATATAGAAAAATATGCTTTAAAAATTCAAGCAATGCTAAGAGATAAAACATTTAAAAATAGCGACTATACTGTCTTTAATAAAGTAGACAAAGGTAAGGTTAGAGAGATCTATAAACTACCTTACTTCCCAGACAGAATAATACATCATTGTATTATGCAAGTCTTAGAACCTGTATGGCATAAAGTATTAATTAAAGATACTTTCCAGTCTATAAAAGGTAGAGGAATACATAAAGCTAAAAGTAGAGTAGAGCCAACTATCAGAAAAGAGAAATTAAAATACTCTTTAAAGATAGATATTAAAAAGTTTTATCCTAGTATTGACAATGAGATATTAAAACAAATAGTTCGTAAAAAGATTAAATGTAGTGATACTTTGTGGTTATTAGATGAAATTATTGACTCAACTAAAGGTGTACCAATTGGTAACTATATGAGTCAATATTTTGGAAATCTTTATTTGGGGTATTTTGACCATTGGATGAAAGAAGTTAAAAGAGTAAAGTACTACTACAGATATTGTGATGATGTTGTTATTCTTAGTAGTGATAAGAAATATTTACACTATCTTCTTGAAGAGATGAGAATGTATTTAAGAACTAATTTAAAACTAACTATTAAAGAAAATTATCAAATATCTCCTATAAAAATAAGAGGTGTTGATTTTTTGGGCTTTAGATTCTTTTTTAAATATACTTTACTTAGAAAGAAGATAGTAAAAGGCTTTAAAAGAGGTATAGCATTGATATTAAAATTCTATGCTATACTTAAAATAGAAAAAGTACAAGGAGTAGTGATGAGCTACTATGGTTGGATTAAGCACAGTAGTGGGCTTCATCTTTGGAGCAAATATGTAACTTATGAAGTTAAGAAAATATTTGTACAATTAAAAATAAAAAACAAGATACTAGGAGTATAAAATGTTAGTAAAATCAGATACAAGACCAGAGGCAACAGAGTTGCTACAAGGTAAGAAACTAATCAATTTTGACATTAAAGAAGTTGAAATTAAAGATGAAAATAGTGAAGATATTAGAGTTGGGTTTGAATATCTACAAGCAAAAGTAGAATTAAATACTACAAGAAGTGATATTATAGAAGCAATTATAGCGACTAAATATTCAGCTGGTGCAGAAATTGCATTAACTAATGACAAAGATACTAAACAAGATGAGTATAAAGCATATCAAGAGTTTAGAGCTACTGCTAAAGAATTAGCAGAATAGAAAATAACTATTAAATTCATAGGTGTCATTTTAAATGGCACTTATTGAATTTATAAACTTAAAACAAAACAATAGGAAATAAAATGGGATTATTAGGAGTAACAAATGATTAATATAGCATTCGTATTATTAAAAGAGATACTGCTGTCTATGGTAGCTAAGGTTGCATTTAAAGCAGTAGCAGAGAGGTTTGCTACAAGGCTTGTAGTATATGGACTAGAGAAGCTAGAAAGCTACTCAACTAACTATGTTGTTAAAGACACAGTTAATGATATTAAAAATCAGCTGAAAGGCAAAGGTTTAAAAGTAATAGATGGATAATGACCTGACAGATCTAAAAGTTTCAATAGCCCACTTAGTGGAAGCAACTAAAGTGAATACGCAAAACATTGGTACTTTAACTAAAGATGTCAAAGAGTTGGCAAAAGACCTAAAAGAAACTTTATGTGCTAAACACGAATGCGACAGCTTGAAGCAAGATATGACTTATATGAAAGAGAAGCAAGCTAAACTTGACGGCAGACTATCTGTTATTGAGGGTGTTCCTACTGCACTAATGAAAAGATTTGTTTTAGTATTAGTTGGTGCTTCAGCTTTATATATAGCCTCACAAATAGGAATGGCTAAGTAATGGAGCTAGATACTATAACTACATTGTTAAAAGATGAGGAGGGGTTTGAGTCTAAACCCTATCTTGATACTCTAAATATTCCTACATTCGGTTATGGTTTCACTTATATTACTAAAGCAGAAGCTAATTTAATTCTATTTGAAAGAGTAAGAGATATACAATTTGACCTTATCAGAAACTACTATTGGTTCAGGTATTTATCACCAGCAAGAAAAAATGTTATAATCAGTATGGTATATCAGCTAGGCTTAGTTGGTTTTGATAAGTTTAAAAAAGCAATTAAGGCAATAGAGGCTGAGAATTGGGAAGAAGCTGGGGCTGAGATGAAAGACAGCAAGGCTTACACTCAAACTCCTAATAGATGGGAAAGACAAATTAAAATGTTTATAAAAGGATAACAATGAACGAAATTAAAAGACAAAACAAGTTTCAACTTAGATATGAGATGTATAATGATAATTATGCACCACAAGTAGTAAATAAGCTAGGGCAAATCTATACAAGCTTTGCAGAGCTTAAATTAGATGTTCAGCTACACACTAATACAAACATATACAAGCAAGTAGTAAATACTATTAGTAATGTTTACAGCTATGGAGTTGAAAGAGAAGTTGAAGATGATGTTAAAGAATTATACTCAACACTTAGAGTTGATAAGACTATGGCTCAAGCAAACAGATACTTAAATGCCTTTAATGATGTTATCCTGCAAGTTGGTTGGGACTCAGCTAAAGAGCAACCTAAACTAATGATTAGACAACCTCACAAGACTGAAGTTGATTATGTAGATGGTGAAGTAGAAGCTGTTAGATACTTTGTTAAGAGAATTGACAATAAAGTAGAGCAATGGGCTTATTGGTCAAAAGAAAATCATTACTACATTGAAAGAACTGAAGGTGAAGATAGAATAGTACCTGTTGAAGATAATCCGGAAATGATTAATCCTTTTGGCATCTTACCTTTTGTATTTATGCATAATGGCTGGAGAGATGAGAATTTCTTTGATACATACACAGGAGATGATTTAGTTCACGGTACATTAGATTTATCAGTACATAGAACATTCCTTAATCATATTATCAAGTCACAATCATTTAAACAGCTAGTAGGTAGTGGAGATAGAATTGATAGTGTTAATGGTCAAATGCTAGACCCTTTATCTATTTTAACTTTATCAGGTGACAATACAGAGATTTCTGTTCTTGATATGCAGTCTAACTATGACCAACTACATACAGTAATTAAAGACCTAGGTAATGAATTAGCAGTTAATTATGGTGTATCTCCTAGCCAATTTAGAATGACTAGTAGTGTATCTTCAGGTTTTGCCTTACAAATGGAAAACATTAAATTAGATAAGTTTACGCAAGAGCAACAACAAGACTTCAGAGTATACGAAAAAGAACTATTCAATCTATTAGTTGTTATTGGTGAATATTACAGTAAGCCTTTAAGTGGTGAATTTGCTATTGACTTTAAAGAACCTACATACCCTACTGACCAATCTACTCAAATATCATTAGATAAAGACAGAATTGATTTAGGATTAACTTCACCAGCTGAGATATTACAAAAGGACAATCCAGACTTAGAAGATTTAGATGCTAAGTTAAAAGTAGAAGCTAACTTATCAGCTAGGAATAATTTATACAATAAGGTTAATACTGCAGGAGCTATTAGTTCTGAAGACACGAGAGCTAAATTAGGTCTATAAGATGACTCTAAACGAAGTCTATAATAAACAGCAGGATACGGCTCAACAGCTGTATACTAGCTTTGATAGTCGCTTTGATGCTGTATTTGCCAATATAATTAGTTTAGCTACTGCAAGACTAAGTGGGCTTAATGCTAATGATGTACTTGAATATGAATTAGTATGGCAGGAGATATTATCTGAAGCAGGCTACTATGAATTAGTGTCTGAATATGTAGATATATCCTTTGATGATGTATATGATAATACATTAAAGGCTTTTAGTACAGTAGGATTAGCTACTGCATTTACTGAGTCTGATTTAACTAAGATAAACATACTTAAATCTATGCACAAAGAGTTCTTTTTAAAGATAGGTGATGACATAGGTTTGACAGTTAAGAAGCAATTATACAACTATGCTATTAGTGATGCTAGTGTTAGTCAGATGGCACTTAATATCTCTAAGGATATAAAAGATACAGGATTGGCTAAATACTCTAAGACTTATGCTAGAACTGCTATTACTAATTATCAACAAGAAGTGATTAATGTAAGAAGTGCTGATGAAGATGGTGTTTGGGTATATGTAGGTGTATCAGATGGCAAAACAAGACCATTCTGTTCAAAACTATTAAGAGCTAACAAATACTACACAACAGCTGAAAAGAACAAGTATGAAAGAGATGAAGACAGAGAATTTAACTGTAGACATAGATTTTATCTAGTTAGTAAAGATTGGGCTGAAGATGAAAATTACGAAAAAGCCTAACTTTGGCAAATACAAAAAGGCTGTTGATAATCTAAAGCAAGGATTAGGGACGGCTACAAATGAAACTATTACTGAGATACAGAAAAGAACTCAGTCAGGTAAAGACTATAAAGGGTCTTCTTTTACTAAGTATAGCGATGACTATAAAGAGTATAAATCAAAACATTATGGGTCTAGTAGAGTAAATTTAACTCAAACAGGCAATATGCTTCACAGTATCACATCTAAGAAGATAAAGAATGGGATTAGATTATATTTTGGTTCATCTAGTGAGAATAAAAAAGCTTACCATAATCAAGTAACTAACAGGAGAAAGTTCTTTGGATTATCTACAAAGCAAAAAGATAGACTATTAGAGATAGTGAAAAACTACTACAAG